TACCTAATCCATGAACCCTAACCACATCGAGTGGTATTGGTTCACCTTGTGGTGTTGTTAATGGATAAAGGCGTCTATCTTCTGACATTGTTTAATCTCTGAAGTTACGTTCCATTTCTCTGACACGTTTTGGTTTTTGAAGTTGTAATTTTGTTCTTTCTTCTTGTGAAAGTGTCAAAACATAAGTTGTTGCTTCTTGTGCCATTACAAGATCTAGTAGAATACTTTCTGTCTTTTCATCATGAATTAAGATAAGATATAAAACAGGAGTTGCAATTGCAAAAAGTAAAAGAATTGAAAATACCTCACGACCACCCACCTTTATTTCCATTCCAAAGAACGGTAGTTTCCACACAAAATATGGTGCATTTCCATTTTTTGGTTGTTCTTCTTCACTCATGCTGGTTTACTTTCATTTGCATCTAATGCATCTATGTCACTAAGCAATTGAATTGTGCCAATTACTCTTTTATTGGCTTCCTCTAATGCTTTTTCTGCTTGTGCTTTAGCATCCAATATATTTTGACGTTTGATTGTGAGAACTTCAGGATATGTCTCCCTGCCAGTTGCAGGATTGAAAGTTTTTGCAATCATTTGATATGTTTCAGGACCAAGTTTTGTAAGAGTAACACCTTTAGCTTCTTTGCCTTCAATGTATGAAACCAAATCCACTCTTTTACTCCTTTCTTTATGTTATTACTGTGGTATTAGCCAAAATACTCGACTAACATTCCTTCTTGTATATCACCTGCATCACTGGTTACTTTAATAATTATACCAGCACCATCATCAATGGTTGTTGACCCAAGTGTAACATGCATTTGACTAATAGCATTAGCAGAAGTCATACGTACAACATAATCTTGTGTATCAGTGCCAGTTGAAAAGACAAGAGTATCTATATACCAAGCACCAGCTGTAAGAAATGCAAATGTAAAGATTGTTGTTCCACCAAATACAACAGTTAATGCAGCAGTGCCATTTGTTGTACCCCAAGCAGTCATCCTAATACCTTTACCAGCAGCACTTAGAGAGTTAGCTGGAATTGTATAAGATAACTTATCTCCAGAACTTGAAGTAGAGGCTGTTGTTTGAACATTAGCCTTGGCAATAGCCGCAGCTTTTGTTCCAGAAGTACCCATTGAAGGAGAAATAGTAGAAGCAGATTCAACAGGATTAGGAGTTGATACTGTTCCACCAATAGGTTGATACCATCCTGCTGACGGAGCACTTGAACCTGTCAAGTCAACAGCACCCATTGTCACTATGGCACTAAATGTAGCATTGCCATTAGAGTTTGCAATACGCAAATCAATTACACCACGACCCTCATTATAAAATATAAGATCATTGACAGTATTCCATTCACCTCTGATACTCCATCTATTAAGACCGCCTTCTTGAAAATATATAGATGATTGACCAACTCCTGAACTGTCAGCTATAAGAATAGATGGTGAAGATTTTATTACAAATAAATCACTAGTAGCTACTATGCTACCACTGGATCTAATGATTGCAAATGGGCTATCAATAAAACTACCAGCATCAGAATAACGTAAGATTGCAAAATCAGAACCTGCATTTGAGCCTGATTCAGCAGTAGCATTACCAGGTTGAATTTCCCAACGCTGAGAGCCATTTGAAAGACCTCTAATAAGATTACGATTTGTTGAACCACCATGATTTAATGTTAATGTAGGAACAGCTTTACTGATAGTAATGTCACCAGCAAAAGAAGATACCCCAGCTCCAAGAAAGTTATAAGCACCAGTACTTGCTGTAAATTGAAAAAAGTCACCTGCAAAAACTGAGTCATACAAACGAACAATGCCATTATGTCTGTAGAATACTGAAGCACCACCACCTAAATCTCTATCAAATGATCCAAATCCGGATTCTGTACCAAATGAAGAAATTCCACCATTATCACTAATAGTTGCACTTGAGCTTTTAATCAGCTCACCAGTTGTTGAATTAAATCTGGGAATTGAGTTATCAGTGGATGAGGCCGGGCCTTTGACAATACCTAAGCCTTCAATGGAAATACGACCAGCAGCAGATCTTGCTAATGTTGTATCAGATACATGTCCTAACTCAATAGAAGTAGGAACATGAAGTGAGTTTGCTTTAAGTTGATTTGTTGAATTATCAAAGAAAAGATTTGCATTATCTTGCTGTAGATTGCCACTTCCATCTGCAAATAACACACTACCAGAAGCAAATGGTGCATTTGCAAAAAAACCAATTATTGCAGATACATCACCTGCTTCTGATCTTTTGTGATGAAATGGTGGCCTTGCAAGCATTAGCCTTGCACCGCTACACTTGATCCTTTAAAGGCTTCCCAAAATAAGAGAGCACGAGCAAAATACCGTGCAGATTCGGTTGTTTCACCTATATCTTCAAGTATTCGTGAACGTGCAAAATCTTCAACTGCTGTATTCATTTCATCAAGTATCCAGTCTGTATTTGCATCTTCTGTCATGACTACATGATATTGAAAATATCCAATCTTCAAAGAGGACTGTAAACGTGAGATCTTAAAGACTATATTATTACCAGAGCGATGCCAAACATCAAGACATTCTTGTCCATTTTGAAAAACTTTCTTAGGATCACGCCAATCAAGATATTTGCTATAGCCGGCCGGTCTAATGTAATCAATCACCTTAAATCTAACAAATGGGCTGGCACTAATATCAAATGATTGTGTGTACTCAGATGAAGAAATAGCATGTTCAAGATCAACACGATCATTAGGAAAATTTGCAGTTGCAAAAAACGAAACTGCTGCATTGATAGCAGAGCGTATATCTGATGTCTTATCAGGACGTTTTGTTTTTGATATAACTGTTGTAATCATATCACCAAATGACATTTTGGTCTCTTAAGATTACGAGTTATCAAGCTTTTGTTCTTGTTGCTGAAGTGTCTGATCCTCTTGTTGTAATGGAATTGGTAGAATCTCTGGTTGAATCATCCTAGCAGCTTGATAAAAGTATTCTGAGACTTCAGTTACACGCACATGACCACTTGTTTTGCTTACAAAGTCTTTGCGAACAACTGCAATTTCATCTGAATCATCTGTAATGAAGAAATGATCTTTGAAATTGGCCTTTTTACCAGGGCCAACAATAAAACGAAATCCTGCAATTGAGGAATGAAAATAGACAAATGGTTTGTTGTTGATCTTAGATTCAGCAGAAGAAACAGATACCGCTGCCGGTTGTTTGGCTTTGGCATCTGTTTCTTGCTTGGCTTTTGCTAATCTCTCAGCAAATGAAAGACTAGGTTTGCCATTATCTTCTGACATTGTATTCTCTTAGTCTCTAATGTATGTTATCCTGCGGCGCCGGCTGTAAGATCATAGATGATAAAGCAGCCAGATGGATTCATGAGTTCAACAGCAAATTCTGTGGTAAAAGAACCACCATTTGCATCAACACCATTAGCATTGTTTCGACCAGTTCCACCAAATTCTTCAGCTTTGGTATCACGGCCTTCCATGTAAGCGAGCTTAAGAGAAGGCATGTCAACACCAACAGCCAAATCTTCCATACCAGTAAGACCATTTAGAAGTGGATGTTCCATCAGAATCAGATTACCTTTGTAGAACTTAAAGCGTTGGAAAGAGAACCCAAATCCTGACTGATCTGGCAGCAGTTGAATTGTACCATTAAGACGTGCAATTTCATTGAAAACCTTCATTGCTTTTGAACCACAGAAAGCCACACGTGTCTTTGAGTCACCCATGTTATGAGAATAGATCCATGCTTCTTCAAGAATGTCAATCAGCTGTGTCATGTTGGTTGTTGCAGCAGCAGTTGCAACGTTATTTGGAGCATATTGAGTAACAGCATCAATTACACCTTGAGTTGCATGCAAAGGTTGTGAGCCTGAAGTATCCATCTTTGCTTGACCAAACAAGATTGCAGCTTCAATGTCAACACTATGTAGAGTGGAGCAATCAAGGCGTGTTTCAGAGATGTTTGTAAACCCAAGTTCAATAGCAGAAGCACGTGCAGTATCAGTCAATGCCCATGCATTACGAAAGATTTGTGTAAAGTTAGGAATATGTACAACAGTCATACCACGAGCAACTGGACGATCAGAACCTTCTGCAAAGGCTGTACCAATTACGATAAGAACTTGGTTATCAAAGATTGCAACAGGAGCAACACGACCAAATGCACGTGTAACAGTAATTTGGTTGGCTGAGTTAACAGTTGTAACACGCATATTCTCACGAGTGGTTGGATTATATAGAACCATTCCAACTGTGATACCAGCAGATGAATCAACAGTTAGTGCAGTCGCAATAGGATCATAACCAGTCGGGGAACCAGCAGATTGATTGATTTGAACACTACCAAAAACAAGAGTTTTGGTAAAGTAGCCATGTGTTGAGGAAACAGCACGTGATTTACCAGTTTGTGAAGTTAGACCAAAGATAGGAAAAGAGCCATCAGGAAACAGGCGCATCATTGTTGCAGCAAAAGAACGCTTATTGAGAGTGGCAGGATTGACGGTTGTGTTAAAAACCGACGTATAAAACGGCATGTGCTACCTAGCTCCTTTTCTTTCGTTAAGCTGCTTTTGATTCGTTGGATTGCTGCTGTTGCTGTGAGTTTTGTTGCTGTTCTTCAGTTGGTTGTAAATAAGCGCTCCAGTCTTCAACTACAACTTCATCTTTCCCACGCTGTCTTGTCTCAGATTGTCCAGTCTGTTGCTGGAAAGCTTTGGGGTTAATGGCTTTTGCCATTTCAGTGAAGTACTCTTGCGTCAGTGTTGCAACTTCATCCTCAGTTGCATCAGGAAATTTGCCAGCAATCTTTTCAGAGATCATTGACATATGTTCCCGCACAACAGGATTATCTGACGCATTTGGACCGCTTATTGCTTTTGATTTTGCAAGGTGTGTACGAAGTGCTGCTGGGAGACCTTGCTGCTCATGTTTAACACGCGCTTCAATGAAGTGGCTCGTAAGGCCGGTCGAATGCTCCAATGCGCGTGAATAGGCTTGTCTGCCAGCAAAGTTAATTGCAGCTAGTAGTGTTTTTCCGTCAATAGCTTCACCTGATTGGAGCTTTTGCACAATATCATCAGGTAAACCTGACGTAAAATCCATCTTGCCTGCTGCTTCTTTCACTTTGTCGGCGGCTAACAAAAACTTAGGAGGTTCATTCTTTCTCAGAGTTTCAGGATCAGCAGGAGAAAAGAGACCATCATACATTGACATAACATCTGGTGATTCTTCTTCTTGTGATTGTTGCTGTTGTTGCTGTGATTGAACCTTTGGCTTACCTGTTGCTGGATCAATCTCATTGATATTGGGCTTGGCAGCAGGCTTTGTTCCCTTTCTTTTCTGAAAACGAGCAAAAATGCTGTCAAGTATTCCTGTTTGTGTTGCCTGCGGCATTTGTGGCTCCTGTTACTGCATTTGGGTTCGATGTGGGTTGATTCTTGTGAATTTGAAGCAATGTCTCAATAACATTGATTCCACCTTTCACAAAAACCTGTTGCATTGCATACAGATCTCTGTTTTCACTGTAAGTCTTAAGATCAATGTTTGCATGATCTTGATACAGCCCACATTTAAGATGATTCAGATACTTAACAACAGATGGACTAGATAAAGCAGTTTGAATTGCTTTAATATCAGCTTCCATTAGAGTAATGGGTTCAACTGTAATAACTATTCCATCAATAAAATCAATTGAGGATGGAATCATGGTGTTTGTGTTCCTGTTGCAGGTTGTCCAGGTGCAGCAGCAGGTGTTTGAGGTAAGAATTGATCAAGACCACGTACACCACCAACACTCAGTAAGTATAAGAACATTTTTGGAAGCATTGCACCCATTGTTTGCTGTAGAACTTGTGAAGATGACAGAAGTTGAATGCCACCAGTAAGCATTTCTGTTGATGCAATCTTATCTGCTGGTAAAAGACCATCAGCTAACTTAAAGTTGTTGACATTTTTACGCATTTCTTCAAGTTTCTTTGCATCAATTTCATAAACTTGACCAGTATTCATGTTTTGATAGTTACCAGAAACACCATGTTGGTAAATATTTAATTTAACTTGTTCTTTAATAGGTAACATTTGTTGATATTCAATCATAAGAGCACAGTTACGCATACGCCCATAAGAACCTGCCATTGTGTCATCCCATTCCTTGCGAGATTTATTACCTTTTTGAAACTGACCACGTTGTGCACGATTAACACCATTAAGATCATCCGCCATGCTAGACATCATAGTCATATCTTGAACAACAGTCTCAGTACCCTTGTGATCAAATGGAATAGATTTATAAATATCTTCTAATTTTTTGCCACCAAGCAGAGCATTAGCTTTGAATGGAATCTTGGCCGCTGGATATGGTGAATTTACGTCATTTGGATTTAATGCAGTGGAGTCATATATAGCGCGATCAACAACAGCACGACGAGCAGCGTTAAGACGAATAGAGAAAAGCTTAGAATTTGCATCTTGAAATGGAATTGCATTTTCAGCAGTTGTACTTGTTTGATATGCAAAGCCATCTTCAAGAGGTTGTGAGAAAAACATTGGGATTGTATCGTAAATCGTGAAAATCCTTTTTGCATACACAAGCTTTTCATGATTTACAAAACATAGTTTCCAAACTTGTGGAGTACCTTTCTTAGGTACATTCATAATTTTATGTTCTTCAGGAACAATACGTGCATACAGAGTTGTATGTTCATATAAGTCAGACATACGACTAAAACGATCAACACCTTGGCGTTTCTTTTGATCAGTAAGATAGGCAACCCAATCCATCATTTGTCCATTCTTAAGTGCTTTATTATTTATTAACTTTGATATCTGCGGCTTCTCAGTATAATAACCAAATATATCAGTTGTTGGAGATGATGTTGCAGAAAGAGCTGATCCCATAGCCTGCGATGTATGATAACCATTGCCTGAAGCCTCATAGTATGCAAGTTTACGTTTTAGTTCAATTCGTGAAATAAGTTCAATGTAACCTGCATACTCACCAGAGTATGGAATATCTACAGGATTTACACGACCATCCATGATTGTATTATAAGTATCCATTGATTTAAGTTTATTGATGTAATATTGTGTGGTTTCAACCTTATTTTTAGTTGGCTCCATATAATTAGATGTAAAATTATAAATATCAAGAGCACACCAATCAACTTCAACAGCTGAAAGATTATATTTAACTGCATCTTTGAAAGATAATGCTAATTGACGTTGATAACGGCCACGAACAGCATGGTCATCAATAACTGCTTGAAGTTGGTCGCCTTGTAAAATTGTATCAGGAGTTGAGACAACAGGAAAGATTGGATAACCAGAAAGATATATGTCGTTAAGATAAGAGACATATGAATCTACTTGTGAAACAACAATTGGAACTGTAATTTCATCAATGTTGATTCCGCAGGCAACTTGGCCGGCAGGTGAGTCATCAACACCGTCAGAACCAGTTGCCTGACTTGCCTTGTAGCGAGCATACGCAATATCAATATACTCCATCTTATCTCGCAACTCTTGTTGCTTTTGATGGATGTCAAGTACCACACAGCAGTACTTAACCAATGATAGTTGCGAATCTGCTGTAAGTCGGCCTACTTCATTGGCCATCTTCTCAGCCTCTCTTATCTTTGTTAAAAAGGAATATTATTTGCAACAACACCAGCTCTCTTTTGCTCAGCTTTGTTAAGTGAGACAGAGTGGACTAATGCCCAAAGTTCTATATCAGTTCGTATATCTTCAATGTATGCATGTGCATCAAGAAGATCATCTCTGTTAGTTTTCTTACCAATTTTATACTGTAAAGCCTGAAATACAAATTTATGACGAACCTCTTGACTCATGATAAAGACTGTAAGACCAAGAAGTTGTTGAACAATTATTCTAATACGAGAATCTTTACTCTTATTCTTTGGCATTACTTCTTTGATTGTGAAATGATCTTGTAAGTTTACACGCTTAAGTTCATCAGTGAACCAGAAGCACAAAGTTTGTTGGTATGCAACACTTTCTACAAATATGATTCTAATATTGTATAATAAGCATAGCTCAACTGTTTTCTCAATAATTTCTCTTGGATTGAATATGCCAGATGTCATGCCACGAACATAAGGAATACCATTCATTACTTGTACAGCAATACATACGTTATCATCAGCAGCGTTCTTAAAGCCAGCAGGATCAACAATAGCAAACCCAGCATCTGGATTAATTTCTTCTTCTTTAAGAGTGCATACTGGAAGAATGCCTTTTGGAAGAAGAGAAATACGTTCAAGTATTGGGTCATTCATCATCTCTGCAAACCAAATGAATGCGAGACCCAATGCTTCATCGTGCTTAAATTCTTCATAAAGAGCTTCAAGTGGACGCAATTCTTGCCAAAGAGACTTACCATCTGCTAGAATACAACCAGTGATAAGTGATGTCCAGTATGGATTCTCTTTAAGCTTAAATAGAATGCAGTTTTGAGGATACATATTACCAATATAGGCAACAACAGCGAATATTGGATCAACACACTTAAGAAGAGTACCAACAAACCAGTTAAGCAGGTGTAAAGCTTCTGTATCAGATTCTGCGTTCTCTTTTGTTTGCATGTCATCACAGATAATGAAATCTGGACGCTCATGCACAATATTAAGACCACGAACAGAAGTTCCTGAACCAATAGCAGCCAATATCACTGTGCGCCGGCGATATGCTGCCTTTTTAAGCTTAGCATTATCAATTGCAAGAGATCCAGTCCAGTTTCCATAGATTGTTGTCATATTAGATGTTGACAACATATCACTTACGTCAGCTAGAAAGTTTTCAGCATGTGGCTCAGTAGCACATACAACAAGAACAAAGGTTACAAAGTCATATACTATGAGCCATGCAACCAATAACTTAATAAAAGTGGTCTTTGCAAAACCGCGTGGAAGGCCAAGCGCAAACCTTAGAACTCTCTTAACTTGTTTTTCATCTTTATCTCTTATTGCTTTGATTAATAGCATCCATATTGCTATGTATTCAAAAGGCCACTTAAAAGTACAGACATCAGGTAAGCATAGTTCAGAAAAGAATTGAAATGAGTTAAAGCCAGCATCGAAAGCTTCTTTGCTGTCGAATTTCTTTGCAACAAGACGTGAATGTGGATTACTTATCAGATTTGGTGCTGGCTGATCCATTCTTAATCAAGTTATAGAAAGTAGTCTTTCCAGGTTTTCTTGGAAAAGAAACAAACATATGAGAAAGAGCAGACGCAAGCTTAAGAGCCTGCTGTTGCTGTGGCTGGGTAAGTTGTAACATTGTATGTCCTTGGTTCCTTTGCTTGTCCATCTTCTTTCTTCTCATTTCTCTTATCTTCCAACTTTCCAAATAGATCTTTGACACCATCAATAGGCATTGAGGCCATATTACGATCACCAATTGCAACAATTTCAGCATTTCCATTCATTAAGATTTTCTCATTACCTACACCTTGTGGTAGAAGCAGAGTCACTACGTTGTTATTGATAATTGCTGGTTGACCTAGACCGGCAGGATTCCTATACATGACACGATTTTTTGCAATGACTTCTAATGCTCTGCATAATGCTGGAAGTTCAGCAAATTCAGATTTGGCTTCTTTCTCAATTGTTGTAAGCAATGCTTCTTCTGTCTTTGCGTATCTTGCTTCAATGCGAATTCCACGTAATTCTACACCACGAGCTTTTACAAGATCACGAAATTCAGTAGATTTAAGGAGTTCTTGTATCTTTTCGATTGACACGCCACAGATTTTGGCCGTCTCAGCAGCGGATTCGCCGGATGCTAAGAATTCGCAAATTGTGTTCTCTATGTTCTCTAGGATTTCCGCCATGCAAAACTCCATAACGCTAACCAAACAAGTATTATACAACCTAAAGCATCCTAAACCTAGTAGAATCCCGCAGCCGTCGATTCCTTGTCTTACGTTATCATTATAGATTAGGATAAGTCATAATACAACGATTTTAGAGCAAAAAATGGTGAATTTTTATGACAGATAGCATGTTGAAACAGTAAAGCCGGAAGTCAAAAAAAAGTCCCCCGTAGGGGACTGATTTGATTCTGTTTCTTTGGTTACTTGCTTGTGAAGTCTAAGGACTTGCGGAATGGACAGCCGGCTGGCCGACGATACGTGTAGCCATGCAGTCTTGCCACTCCAACCAATCTGATTGCCGATCTGATATTGATTCCGGCCTTGAACATCATCTTACCTGCGATGTAGTGTCCGAACCTGAGCACAGCAACGATAGCGCCAATCTCTTTGGCATTCATTCTGAGGTGCAGGTATTGATACGCTTGTCCCTGCTTGCTGTCAGCAAGCTTGTGTAGTCTTGATACAGCATCATAGAACTTAGAAGCGTGCTGTGTGTCAGCGTATTCCACGTAATTGCTTTGCATTTCGTTCATTGTGAATTACTCCTATTATGACATCATCATTGCTAGGTTATTGCGCTTGTCGTTTGTTGTTCTTGTGTCGAGTGCTGCACCAGTCTTGTGAACCAGTGCAACACTCTGCACAAGAGCCTATCCCTTGTTAGGATAGGTCAAGTTCTTCAGACTCAACAGCCGCATTGAGCGATTCATTGAGTTCCGCAAGCTTAGGAGCAAACCGCGCTTGTTTCTCTGCGGTCAATCCCTTGCTCCATTCTTCACAGTGCATGCCAAGTGCTTCCACATACTTGGGTGATGCGCTGCCAAGAACGCGGGCGGAGTTGTAAAACAATTCGCCCAGTGCTGCAACCACGTTGGCCTTCTTGTTCTTGCCTTGCAGGAAAGCTTCAAAGTCTGCTTTCGCCTCACGACGCAGCTTGAGTGCTTCGCCGCTACGTGCGCTTTCCGCTGTCAGTGTCTCGAAGTCAACAGGCAATTGCTTGCCAGCATCGGGACTCAGGACAGAAAGCAAATCCTCTTTTGCAGGCTTTGCCTTGATTGTTCCGCTAAAGTAATTGCGGACTTTCGCAGCAACGCTTGCGGCAATTGCTTGTTGCAGGTAATCGTGTTTGTCATCGGCGTAAACAGGGATTCCGTCCTCGCCAATTTGAAGCACTCCCTTTTCATCCTTCGCTTGCGTTGCTGTGATTCCGAAATCAGCAAGCGACGGATACGGCACCATTGCGTATCCAACAACGATGCGCTCTTTTTCCGGCTTGCCTTTCTTGTCAAGCTTGCCAGTCGGAATGGTCTTGCTCAATTCCAGTTTCATTTTGCTCGAAAACGCAGTCATGTTTTTTGCTCCGTTTGATTGTTCCCATTTGCAATCAGGCATGGGAACGTAGCCTGCCATTGCATGAGCAACCTAACAACCTGTTGCGCGCTGATTCCTTTGTCTCTGTTACGTGTTGCGAGACTGGCGAACCATCAAACCATTACGACAAAGTGAATTCTACAGTATGACCACGAGCAAGTCAACAAGTTCCGCATGGGATCACAACAAAGACCTGACAGCACCGAGCTGCAACGCTCAGGACTGCGGGATCACCTGGACTGCGGGATTTTGGCCCGGTACCCCTATCCCCCGAAGTGGCCTATACCTGACATATGCAGAGATATATTGATTACCTGATTATCTATCCTATCCTGCTATCCCGTCATATGCAGAGAGTCGTAGATATACAGATGTGGGATACAAGAAATATCTTTATTAAAATTGATATAGGTTAATAATAATAAGAGAAAAGAGGTGATTCTGTTAAATGCACACATCCTTAACAGATATAGATACAATAGGGTATGCAGAGACAACAGGATAATAGGCTATGATAACCTGATATAACCCCAACAGGTCACTTGGGGGAACTGGATGAGGGGTCGGAATCCCGCAGTCCGGGACATCGGTAAGTTCTTGATTTTTCGCGCAAAATAGGTGCTCCGACCCCTTGACACGCCTATCCCGACTATGCGAAAATTGGGTTGTCAACAATGAATTAACAAAGCAAACAACCAAACACTAACAGAACCAAAGGAAACCTAATGCAATCACAACCAACCATAGGCACAAGCAAAGCAAACCTGCTTGTCTTATCTTATCGCTTTGCTGGCGATAAGGAATACAGAACGCTTGAGGCACAACAGAGTGATATAAACGATTTTTTGAATGATTTCAGTTGGCATGGTGTAAATGATTTGTTTGCACGTAGCAAGTATATCAAGCGCAGCAAGATCAAGGCATTGCAGCCCAATGATTCATTCATTGAGTATTTTATCTCTGGTAGCATCAAAGATGCTGTCAGGCTGGCGCAAGATAAGATGCCACAAGCACAACCAAATCAACCAAAACGCAAGACTCTTGCCTTACAGACACAAGTAACTGAGGTATTACGGCAAAAGCGCAATCTTGAACATGATGCCTGTTTTGTTCGCTTGCATGAGTTTGTTACAGTCACATGCACAGAAACAGGTATCTCATTCTCTTGTCAATTACCTGTCCCTGACAAGCTTAACCTTGAAGTCTTACATCCTCTAAGCTTCTATTCCAATGTGCAAGAGACAATCAGGGCATATTCCAAGAAAGGAATATACCTCGAAACAGAACTTACCGCACAAGTTCTTGCAGGAATGCTGCTTACAATTCTTAGACACAAAAAGCTTATTGTTTGCCGTGACTACGTGAAAGCTAATTTGTGCCTACAGAAAATCAAGGTGGAAAACCTGTCATTTTCTGTTAGGTTCTTTAACTCACTTCCATCTGCTGTCAGTCTGCCGCAATTGCACCTTATTCCGGAGGCATTGTATGACTTTTACAATGCTCCTATCTCACTGACAAAAGAACAGATCATTGCAGATCGCACTGAGATCATGCTGCATAACTTTATCAAGGTATGCAAGGGCGATACAGAAGGTGAAACAAGAATTGCAGGAACCATTCTCAAGACTCGCAATGAAAAGAGCAATGCTAAAGTCCGTATCTATGGTGGCAATGCTGACATAGAGCACAGACAAGCAACAGGCCGGGAAAAACTGGGCAAGCAAATACTTGTCAAGCTACAGACCAAATATCCTGTTCCTTTTCATTCTCAAGTCTTTTACGATATGCTCTATTCCAAACTTGATGCTTTCATGTATCTTGGAACAGAAAAGCGTATTGAGATATCGCGCCAGATTATTGAAAGCTTTGGCGAGGATAAGCTAGGCAAAGAACTTGCTAATATCTTTGCAACAACAAAGACTGAGACAATGGAATTAAGCCTAAGCTCATTCTCACATGAGCTTGAATCTGATCTTGGAGAATGGAAAGGCCAGAAGCGCAAATTCAATCTATTTGCCTCCCAAGTCATAAAGGATGAAAAGGATAACAATGATTGATTCAATGGGGTCAACTACTCTTTCTAACATAGAAGTATCAAGCTTACAGTTTGCACCGTGTCATTACTGTGCAAGGCAAAGAATTCCCATTATTGCAGAAGCTTGGCTAATCCTAAGCAATCAAAAAAGCAAAACAATATCAACCAAACATGTCCGTGTAATGTGCAACAACGGACATATCTTTTCTGTTCCACGTCAAGTAATCAACAGGAAATGACACAATGGCTATAGTAGATATTTTTATCTACATAAAAGATGGCTACAAGTATCGCTTTGTTGCCACTGGTGATAATTCTCAATACTTTCAGTTTGTATCGCCAACAGATCAAGCAGTAGATATTCCAGTATCAGTAATTCAAGATATTGGAACCAAACAAAAAGACTTACCTAAATACATACAAGTCAAATATATTTGCATGGTTTACAAGATTAGTATGCCATTTGCAATTAAGATTTACGAATTTGCAATAGAAAGATACCTAGCATGAACCTACTATCCAACCTTACATTATCAGACAAACAAAAAGAGCAGATTGCTCAAGATAGAGCAATTAAGCATATAGGAAATGCTTTCTATACACTTTCTTTAGGTGAAAGGGAAGTGTTAAGAAAACAATTCCGTAAACAACTTGATGATGAAATCAACGGGAAAAGAATCAATCATGTTCAAGATACTAAAACAGTTGCGACAGAGACAAAAGGAATTGAAAGTAAGCAAGTCAAAGAAGAAAGCAAACCAGCAACAAAGAAATTTCAATTACAAGTTCTTCAAAAAGATGATGAAGTTCCACGGATACAAACCAAAGATAACTACCAGACTACGGTATCTCCGTATGAACAGATACAGCCCGGCGATAAATTTACGCAAGCAACATCTAAGGCAGAATCTCTTGCACCTATTCCGCATTCAAGCAGTGACAAACCTTTACAGGCAATTAAACAACCAATTAAAGATGCAAGAGGCAATGAAGGAACGCACAAGCACGAAACATTTGCATTAACAATTGAACTTAATGCAAAACAGATGCTTGCTGCTGAATATGCAGAAAATGGCAAATCTTTCTGTCTAACAGGTGCAGCAGGAACAGGTAAAACAACAGCTTGTCGTGAAATTGCAAAGCGCTTACTTCTGCATGATAAGCTTGGAACACATGATTTCAAACTTCCCGGTGGAGATAGAGTAATTGCGCCTAGTATTGCTTTTTGTTCTTATACAAACAGAGCAACTGATAATATTAGACGTGCATTACACAAAGACCCTGAGCTAGAACGTGAGTTGATGTATAACGTAGTAACCATTCACAAGCTTTTAGAATATGAACCAATATTCTTTCAAAAGCAAAATGAAGAAACTGGTGAATGGTATGACACAATGCGCTTTGAACCGCAACGCCACAGTCAAAGACCATTGGGCCTAACTCACCTTGTTATTGAAGAATCATCAATGCTTGGAACTGATCTAGGCATGAAACTACTTGATGCACTCAAGCCTGGTTGTCAGATCATATACGTTGGTGATATCAACCAACTGCCTCCCATCTTTGCTAAATCAATGCTTAACTATGCGTTGATCTTGCTTCCTGTTGTTGAACTAACAGAAGTTTATCGTCAAGCTCTTGAATCTCCCATCATTTACAATGCACATCGTTGTTTAAAGGGACAAGAACTTGAGGATAAGCGTCCATTCTTTCAGGTTGTATCAGGCAAAGCATTAACAACAATGCCAACAGAATCAGGTTGTGTTAATCAACTTGTGAACTCACTTAAAACATGGTATAACACAACTGAAAAGGATGGAAGTAAGAAATACGATCCTGAACAAGACATGATTATAAGTCCATTTAACAAGGGTGAGGCAGGCACAATTGTATTAAATCAGCACATTGCACAATTCATAGGCAAACAACGTAACGCAATGGTCTATGAGGTTCTTGCTGGAATTAGACGCCTCTATTTGGCAGTTGGTGATCGTGTCATGGTTGATAAACAAGATGGATACATAACAAAGATACACCACAATGGTTCTTACTTAGGAAAGGTTCCAAAGCCTGCATCAACAGAGCTAACACGCTTTGGAATTGTTCTTATTGGCAACAGAGATAGAGAGGATGAGGACATTGAGTTAGTATTGGAAGGCTATGCTAATCTTAATGTTGCCGAGATACCAAACGAGAATGAAAAGAAAAAACAAGAAGCTTCCCATGTCATTGAAGTCATCCTTGATAATGGAGCAACAGAAGTCCTTTCGACGGCTGGCGATTTTGGCGAAACCAAATTCTCATTAGGTTATGCCTTAACTGTTCACAAAGCACAAGGTTGTGAATGGCGCAAGATAATCCTATTGGTTCATAAGTCACATGCAATCATGCTTACACGTGAATTGCTCTATACAGCAATGACACGTGCAAGAGAGTATTGTATCATTGTTGACCTGTGCAATCAGGTTCAACGTGGCATTGACAATCAAAGAATTAAAGGTAATTCCATTCAAGAAAAGATTGAGTGGTTTAACTCTGAAATATCCCTTAATGAACCTGTTCCGGTGGTGCCATGACACTATCAAAGATCATTGCCAACATTCAGCGCAAAGTTAATGAAGGACAGTTCTCAATGCAAACAGAGGTTGAGGTTCTTATTGTTGATAAATTTAATGGAGTTGTTGTTATGGCAGAGATAGGCAAACATTCTGTCAAGCAACTTAAATCAATGGACAAATTCAAATCTAAGGTATAGATCATGATAGTCTATGAACAACCAGATCCTATAAGAAGATCAATTCTTGAAGATGAATCAGTTGAACTCTTTAAGAAGAAGGCAGCATCACAACGTTCTCTTGGCTTCAAAGGTCTAAGTATCAATCTCTTTACCTGTCCTATTCACAACAATGAAATCCTAGCCTGTATATCAGGTTTAGGTCACACACTTAACATGCACTATCTAATTGACCCATCCATTTTTCGTAAAATGGGACCATTAGATATTGTTAGTCTTGCTTATGAAGATTTTGCAGACTTTGTAATCTTTGAAAGAGAAGAAAATCATCTTGTCATTCACTGATTTACAGAACTCTCAGATTCACAAAAATGTTGTGTCTTTACTTGTCATATACATTGGACACAATAAATTGCTTTACGTTCCACATCTTCAGAACTTTAAACTAATGGCACGTTTCCTAGACGTAATAGATTTTAATTATGACAGGATAGGAGAAGATTGGAATTTCCTAATCCTAGGAAATTATGAAGAATATCCATCTTCATTAGCACCAGATATTTGTCGTAAGTGCTTAACTTCATTTGGGCAAATACCAGGTGGCAATGTAAGAAATGGTTGTCATTGTTGCACTCTTGATAATTTAAAGAATCCACATTTTGATTGTGGCTGGCCTTACAAGGTAATGGAGATTCTAAGAGCAAGTGATCCATTCTTGCGTTTTCACTATGCAATTGCACTAAACATACATAAGGAAATAAGAGAGGCTAAAGCAGATGGGCAAATTCAACATACAGCAACCAAACAACCACACACAGCAGGAACAAACACAAGTAATTCACAAGGCAAAAGATTTAAGCTTTGAGGATTTACTTGCATCTGACAATCTTGATAACAACAACACTGAAAGCGGTGAGTTCACGCTTGCCTCTCTTTGGAATAGCATTTGTGATAAAGAAGATATTATCATTGTCATTGACAAGGTTGATGAACTACGTGTTCGTAAGCAACTTTCAAGTTTGAAAGCAAAAGAGAATGCCAAGCTGAAATCTGCTGGGATCAGGCCGGACGATACCACCTTGGAATTCATTGAACACAAGGATTTCACAGAAAAAGAAAAGATCAAGCTTCAGATCATTCTGAAGCACAAACCAACCGTGAAGGTTCACAAGATGATAATTGCAAAGGATTAGTATGCCTCTCAAAGATTATTCTATTACAGACTTAGAAGATTTGTGGATTAAACTCTGGTTTGAAATGTTTAATACACTTCTTGAGTCAGAAGAACCACCGTATGAAACAGCTACTGTTTTACAAGAATTTGTAAGACGGATAAATACTGAATTACCACAAAGAATGAAGGATGAACAATCAACATGACACCAAACTTCAAAGTATCAGAACTTGCTTGTAAGTGTGGCTGTGGAATGTTGCCTAAGCAAGATTTCATGAACAAGGTGCAAAAGGCAAGAGAACTTACAGGTTTTCCTTGGATAGTAACAAGTACAGCACGCTGTCCAAAATACAATGCCTTAGTATCTACAACAGGACTAACTGGGCCACATACAACAGGCAGAGCAATCAACATCAAGACACGTGGAGAACAGGCTCTTACAATTGTAAAAGCTATGTTGGCTGTCGGTTTCACTGGAATTGGTGTCAATCAGAAAGGTAATGACAGATTCATTCATGGAGATGATTTACCAAATGCAGCAGGTCAACCACGTCCAACAATCTGGAGCTACTAATCAATATGACATCTGAAAACAACGAAGTCACCATTCTTACAGAAGATTCAACAGTAAAAATGCAACATATCAAAGACATGATATCTCAATTGTCACAGACAGAAGATGGGGAACCTCTTAAGGATGCAATGCAGAAACTTAAACAGGCTCTTAAGGAAAATCCTGTAGCTTGTGCAATGCTTCTTCCAGAAGATATTGGTGAATGTGTTCGTGTATTAATGAAGATAACAGGCCGGGACTTGGAGATGCAATCTTCTGGCAAATCAAAAGAAAAGAAACAGAAGTTTGATTTCTCTAATGAAGATACTCTCAAAGAACTTGAGAATGATCTATTCTAAAAAAACCAGATTAGCAATTCTTCAACTTCTTGCAGAAGGTAATAATCGTAAAGAAATTGCCAGAATTCTAAATAAGAATCATCATAACATTACCGAATCAGTACGCCATATGCGTAATTTAATAGGTGCAAAAACCACAGTTAGATTGGTCGTAATGTTTCGTGAAGGTCTTGCTCCAAAAAACTTTCCATTCAAACAAAGACAAAGGAAATCAAAATGAAATCAACACAAGATTTGTGTATATGGCTCAACAAGGTTGAACAAGCTCTTGGAATTGATGCAGAAAACAAAGTGCTTTGCATTGAAGTTTTCTCAGATAAGTCCTTTCGGGTAAGCAAGCACAATGGAGACAGTGTTGATATTATCTATGACTCTGATATATCTCCAGATAAAGAAGATATAAACGATCTTCCTTATCAAAGTGCAACTGAGTTTGCCAAACTCATTTCACAACAATAACATGCAAACAGACGAATACTTTGCCTTCTTTGCCGGCCTAATCACAGGACTCTATCTTTCTCTTGTCTTATACTGCTGGAATCAATTCATCAATGACTGGTTCCACAAGAGCTAAAAGAAGATGGACTACCAAATAGATATAGCACAACTGCTTAAGAAACCATTTCACTCAGACAATCCTCAACAGTTGTCCTATTCTCTCCTTGGTGATTTCCATGAATGTGAGCGTAAATTTCAACTTAATCGCCTTCTTCTTAATCCAAGTATTCATGGCAGAGAAGAAATGCCTTGGCATGTTAGGGGAACAGCATATGGTGCCGGCATTCAAGCATACATTCTCACAGGAAATCTTGATCTGGCACTTTTCATTATATGGCTTGCTTATTATCCTGAGCTGGAGGACTTGGAGCGTGTTCCAACAATCTCACAAGCACGTACTCTTAACAATCTTGTTTTATCAAAAGACAAGCTTGATAAGATACGACAGCGTTACGAGGTAGCAACATTCAATGGAAAACCAGCAATTGAGCTATCATTCAAAATCAAAATTGACAACAAATGGTTCTATACAGGGCATATTGATCTTGTTCTCTTTGACAAAGAACTTAAAATCTATGTGGTCTTGGAAGTTAAGACTACCTTATACAAAATTGCAGATTTACGTCCATTGTATCAAAACTCAGCACAGGCATTGGGTTATTCTATTATTCTTGACAAGATCGTTGGTGCTGACCAAAATCAGTTTGGCACTCTATACCTTGTGTGTAGAGATAAGAATAACAAAGATTTTATTCCCGATATTGAGCTTTTTCCATTCAACAAAACGATCATTGATAGGCTCAAGTGGTTCTACACACTAGGAATGGATGTTGAAAGACTCAATAAGATGGATGAATTGGGAATCTTTCCTATGCGTGGGCATTCTTGTCTCAAGTTTGGCAAGGTTTGCACACATTTTGGTTTTTGTTCAACATCAGCCGGCGACTTACAACGCAAGGAGCAAGAAGATAAGCAGAAATATGACTTTGTATTTGAACTTAAAGACATCATCGACGATCATCTCAAAAGGATACCGAAATGACAACTCTTGACGATCTCTTGAGCAAAGCTTTTGATGAAATAGAAGAATCAACCAAACACAAACACGTAACAAGAGAGCACAAAGAGATTCATCCAGATGCAACAGGTTGTATCTATGAAATACAATCACCCATTCTCAATACATTTGACTACTGTTCATCTCTTGAAGAAGCTCAAATGGTAGCAAAATCTCACTATCACGAATATTCAATATGGAAAATTTTTGTTGGCTCACAGAAGCGAATCTGTGTTCAAACATTTGAAACAAGGCAGTACAATAACGCAATGCGAGCAGCATTCCGAAAAGGATTTGAATGAATTCGGTGACACTCCCGCATCATCAATTACAAGCAGAATTCATGGACTTATGTAAGATGAAGCGTTACATGCTTCGCAGTATTATTGTATCTAGTATGCTGACACATCCTCAATTCTTACAACAGGTTGAACTTTGGTCACGTCTTATAAATGAAGAAGTAAACATTGAATTACGTCAAACACTTAATGACTTACTTGTTCAACCTGGGTTCTACATGAGTTCAGAAGAAGCTCGTTTAGCATATGTAACTAAGTTGGCCGACGACATAGTTGATTCTGTGTATGTAATTGATGGCCTATCCAATCTCTTTGGACTTCCACGTAATATGTTATTTGATGAAGTTCATAGATCAAATATGGCAAAAGCTCAACCAGATAAGGATGGCAACTTAATAGTCATGCGTCGTGCAGATGGCAAAGTTCTAAAGCCAATTGGTTGGCAGCCTCCTAATCTGAAAAGCATCATTGAAGCATACACAAGAATCCCATGACACCTGACGACAATATCAAGTTTGCAGAACACTTCAAAACTGCACAGAATTGCTTGCGTGACATAACAATCAACAACATGCTTCAAGATCAGCAGTACAAAGAAATTCTTAATAATCTCACAGAAGCTTGTCTTGCACTACAGTCAATGGCTATCATTATGGCAAGAGAAGCAATCAGAAAGAACTTTTCAGACTTTTCTTCCAATGTAAGGAAGGACATTCAAGAGACTATTGGCAAAGATACCTAAAGGACAATCATGTCAATGACTGATGAGGTTATCGGTAATAATGAAGATGCTTATGAAGCTGCTTTCCAAGATGGTTGGGATGCTTGTCATAAGCGCTTTTCTGATATTCTTAAACATTTTCCATTGCAATGTGCTTTCATAACTGCAAGACTTCCCTTACATCCATCACAACCTGATGAAATAATTGAACATCAAGACTGGTTAATGGCACAAGGACATAATCCAAAGGCTTAACAACATGCAGTTATACCCAGACTCTTTTAAGCAAGTTGTTCTCACTCTTGAAACATTCACAAACGGCCCAGATATTCCTGATATCCTAAACACATATGAGCTTAAGTTTGTTCTTAATATCCTTAAGCGCATAAAAAGAAATCAAGATTTCTCAGAAGGACAGCGCAACTTTGCAGATAGCACCTATAATAAGCTAGTTTGGTTAGGATATGTAAAAGAAAATGAGACTAACAGAGATAGCAAAGGCAGTAAAGCAAGAAGGTAAACCTCTTGATTGCTGGAATCTTTTGGTCTATGGTGATCCCAAGACTGGTAAGACACGCTTGGCTGCAACCATTGCTAAGGTTCCATATATTAAGAATATTCACTTTTTTACCTTAGAGAATGGCCGGCAAACCCTCATAACAATGTTGAAAGACAAGATTCTCACAGAAGAACAGGCAGAGAAGATTATTGTTTACACGATTCCAGACACTCGTGATCTTCCAATGGGCATGGAAACAATAATGAAGATTCTCACATCCTACAGAAATAACATCATATGTGAAGAGCATGGTAAGGTTGATTGCACTGATTGTGCAGTTAGAGAACCAAGTAAAACTGTGGCCGGCGCAGAAGTCAAAGGTAAGATTGCCAGATATTCTGGTCAGCCATTTAACCTTAAGACTCTTACCAAAACTGATTGTGTAATCATTGACAATCTTTCACAACTTACACGTTCAATCATTGCATATAGCACAAAAGGAAGAGATTATGAATTCAAGCCTGGTTGGGATGAATTTGGCCTGCTTGGGCGTGTTCTTGGTGATGCATTAGGTGTTATGCAAGCTTGCTCAAATACCAATTTCATTGCAACATCTCATAGAATTGGTGTGCGCTTTACAATTGAAGGTAAAGTTGCAGATACAGATGAAATAACAGATGAAAACACAATTGAGAAATACTTTCCAGCTATTGGTTCTAAGAATTTCTCAATGCTAAGTGCAGGTTTTTTCTCTCACATTATCTACATTGAAAAGAAACTTAATCAACATAAAGGAGGTTCTGCAACAAACTATAACAAGGATATTCTTACTGGAAGCAGAGGTGGCTGGAGAATGGAGGATGAAAAGTCTCTTGATCTTGCACCTTTGTTTGAGAAACTCGTGAAAGAATCTTAATGTCTTTTCAGAACACACCTTTTAATCTTATTTACTTGCAGAGGTATCACCCATTATCAATTTTTCCAAAGGAAGATGCAACAATGCCACCGGAAGAAGTGAAAGTAACAGACGAAACAACTCTTACCTTGCTTGATCTTGACACAGTTTCCAGCCTGTCTTTCGATGATCTCGAAGAAGCACCTGGATTTATTATTCCTCCAGCTGGTGTCTATGATCTCTTGGTTGAAACAGCCAAGCTGGAAGAGTACGTCAAGAAAGCAAAGGATGGGAAACCTGCTTCCAAAGGACACCGTATTGCCCACTACTACTTGGTGGAACAGGTGGAAGAACTGGTTGATCCAAAAGAACAGAAGCCAGCCGTCGGAAGCAAATTCTCGGAACGTTTCCAACTCAATGAGCAAGGTCTCAAATACTGGAAAACAAAAGCCAAGCAAATCCTTGGGGACTCTGTTGACGGTGCAAATCTCACTGTTGCCAATGTCATCAAGGAACTTGGGGCCGGCACGTACCGCATCAAGGCAAAGGTGGCCTTGAAAGTTACGGATGGAACTGGGGAGAATGAAGGTAAGAAGTTTACCAACATTCAAATCCGTGTGCTTGATCGCAAGATGGAACCCCCTCTGCCTGCCTAAGTAAGCAACACAGTCAATGAGTCAATGAGTAAAGGGGCACATCTTGTTGTGTGTTGTTTGATAAGCATGACAGGATGTTGCCCCTTGTTTTTCAGAATAAGGAAGAAAGATGAAAAGAAAAAGGCATCAACAAAGAAGAAAAAAAATTGCAACAGATACAGGTAATCTTATGGGAAAATTACACACACAACATCTCAAAGATGCAATGAAAGATCTAGAAGCAAAAGCCACAGATTATGCAAGAGCCAATACTGTATCAATGTTAGATAGACGCAAAGCTCAACGTCGTGAGCGCTCAACCATTCTTCAAGAAGCTGAATATCTCATATATGGTGAAAAGAACAAAACATACAGACACCCAAATGAGAACTTCAAAAACATCAAAAATCTTTGGAACTCTTATTTCATTGCAATCAATCAACGCAACGCAATTAGCCATAATACCACTGATATTCAAGAAATTGACGTTGCAGCAATGATGGTCTTAATGAAAATTGCACGTATTGCAACCAATATAAATCATCTTGAATCTTGGGTTGATGTTGCTGGATACGCAGGATGTGCAGAGAGAATCATTAAGAACAAATAATGCATAGACATTTTGTTGTTGTGATAGATAACTGGATGTTTGAAAACTGGCATCTTTATCATTGGCAACAAACAGGAAATAAAAAGTATCAGTGGATGGAATATAAAAAAGTATTTTAACAATGCAAATCCTTGTCAACTATGATCCTAAGGAAAAACAACAACTTCCCATAGTTGCAGGGATACTTAAGCGTCATGGAATCTCTGCAAAAGCATCATCAGAAAGCTTTGGAATTTCAGAACTTCTAAATGCAGCAAAGAAAACAGGTTCTCAAGGTATCCTCTTATGCAATGAAGGCACCTTAAAAAACTGTGTTCAAGTTCCAGTTAAAACACAGGCGACTCTCTCAACATTTCGAGGGAGTCGTCTTAATTTTTCTATACCTGCAATTGTTTGTGCTCCATTAGACCAAATTCACACCCTGCAATATGGAAATTTTTTGTTAGACAATGATATTAAAAAGTTTAAGCATCTAAGCAGGCCGCCGATTCAACTTAAGTTTAAGGTGTGTGAGACTGTTGATGACTTTTTGTATGCAGTTGGCGCATTAAATCAGTGTATCTTCATTTCAGCAGACATTGAGACTGACGGCCATAGCCGCATAACCTGTATTGCATTTACAGGTGTTCTTCCTAATCTTAACACAACAACCTTTGTAATTCCTTTCATTGATTTTGGCATGGATCATTGGCCGACAGAAAAACAGTATGGCTTTGCAATTCAAATGATGCGTGATATCTGTGCCAATGATGTTCCCAAGATGTTCTACAATGGAAACTATGATTGTCAATATCTTATCAAATATCATGCAGAACCAAATAATTGGGTGCTTGATACAATGGGATTACTTCATGCACAATACGCAGAACTCGAAAAGAACTTAGCTTTTGCTGCATCCTTACATTGCTTTGATTATTACTATTGGAAACTTGAGGACTCACTAAGCAAAAAGAACAAAGAAATACGTGGCTATTGGGGATACTGTGCAAAAGATTCATGGTATCCTGCTCGTATTTTTATTAACATGATTCAGGAGGATTACCCATCATATGCTGTTTCCAATTACCAGCGTCTTTTCAAGCTCTGCTATCCATGCATATACTGCGCTTTTGAGGGAATTAAGATCTCAGAACCAGCTCGTTTGGAAGCCAGACAAACATCAGAAGATGAACTTTCTAAGAGATCAATTGCACTTAAGACAATGGCAGCAAACCCAAACTTTAATCCAAATTCGCCAAAACAAGTTGCAACATTTCTGTATGACATCATTGGTGCAAAACCTGTTCCTATTAAAAACAAACAAACAGGAAAGTATGAAACAAAGAAGAGTACAGATAAGAAAGTCTTACAAAATAAAATTGCGACGCAACATCCTCTCTTAGCACGAATCATTGAAGATATAATCTCATATCGAGAAGAACAAAAAGCAATATCAACATATTTTGACTTCTTAAAGTACAAAATGCCAGATAGCTCTTGTCGTCTCTTATACAGCATGAGTCCATTCACAACAGATACAGGCAGATTCTCAAGCAAGCAAAGTAACTTCCGTAAAATGGATTATGAAGAAGGAGAACCAATATCTTATGGAACTCAGATTCAGAATCAACCAACAGATGGTTCTACAAAATCATTCTTAATTGCTGATGAAGGCTATGAGATGGCTGAAGCTGATAACAACAAATCAGAAGCAAGATGTGTTGCTCTGCTATCTGGCTGTCGCAAAATGCAAACGGCAATCGAGTATACAGAACGTGACTTCTATAAATCTCTTGGTCCACTATTCTTTGGAATACCATACGAAAAAGTCTCAAAAGAGCTTCGTAACAGTGCATTGAAACACATAGTTCACCAAGCAAACTATCTTGGGGGATGGGAAGTATTTATCAACAGAATTGGAATCAAAAAAGTTTACGAAATTGGAGCAATGCTTGAAAAACAAGTAGTTGATGTTAAGGCATTTGTTAATTGGCTTATTGCTAGGTATCACATAGCATTTCCAGAAGTTCAAGATCATTGGAAAGAAATAAGACGAGAAGTATTAAGAACACATAAGCTAGTTTCAGTGTTGGGTTATACAAGACATTTCTTTGGCAACATAATAGAAGATCATTCTGTTTTACGTGCAGCAGTTGCACATGAGCCACAAAACTTAAGCGTAAGCATTCTGAATAAGGGTTTTTGGAAAATCTATCGTGACATTGTATTAACAGAACACGGAGCATTTCGTCTAAAAGCCCAAATTCACGATGCAGTTATGTTTCAATACTTAACTGAAAGACGTGAGGAATTCAAGATCAGTGTCCTGCGCTGCATGGATAATCCTACCAATGTGCGAGGACAAGTTCTCACTATTCCTGTTGACTACAAATACGGCCAATCATGGAAACAAATAAAAGATCAATAAAATGTCAGTTGAATTTTACCAAAAATATTTCAACTACATTGGTGATACTGAGGCTCCTCTTATATATCATCGCTGGTGTGCTGTATCCATTGTTGCTGCTATACTTGGTAGGAATGTATTTCTTCCTTTTGGGCATTCACGTATTTATCCAAATATGTACATTATGCTTGAAGGTAATCCTGGGGCACGCAAGGGAACGGCCTTAAGGCCGGCTAGGAATCTCCTAAAGGGAATTGAATTTGCAAAGCTTGCGCCAGATCGTCTATCAGCAGAACGTTTCATTGCAGAAATGCAATTGCTTAATCAGCCAGAAACTATTGATGGTATAGATTTTGAACGATTGAATTTTGAAACACCATCTGAAATATACGTAATGGCAGCAGAGTTCCAAGATTTTATTGGAACAGCCAATATCTCCTTTATTGTTCTGCTTACAAATCTCTGGGATAACTTAGACGAATATAAACATCCCAAGCTGCACGGAAAATCAATCTACGTGTATGCTCCAACAGTTAACATGATTGCAGCAGCAAATCAACAATCAATTGCACAATCCTTGCCAATAGAAGCAATAGGGCAGGGTGGAACATCCAGAATTATCTTTGTGCATGGTGAATCAACAGGCAAACAAATAACATTTCCAAAGCCTGTTTCACAACATGCTAAAAAGGAAATAGAAGCTACATTAACAAGGATAAAAAATGATCTACACGGTGAGATTACTATATCAGATAAGGCAAAAAATCTTTTGGATAGAGTTTATAAAGAATATTCTTATATTGACGACTTTCGCTTTAGCCATTATAATACAAGAAGATTTGATCACATCCTTAAGCTTTGTATTGTTTTTGCTGCTATGGATGTATCTCTCGAAGTTAGAGAAACACATGTATTACAAGCGAACACTTTACTCCATTCAACTGAGCAACGAATGGGAAAAGCTCTTGGGCAGTTTGGAAAAGGCAAACACTCCGACGTTGCAAACGCAATTATCGAATTCATCAAAAGTAATCTTACAAGAAATAAGAGACCTGCTACTGTCAGAGAAATCTGGAAACAGGTAGATACTAATCTTAATAAGTTTGAGGAATTAGCTGAAATTCTTAGAAACTTAGAAGCCGCAGAGAAGATACAGATTAAGGAGATAGCAGGCCGTCGCGGATACGTTCCGCTAACCAAGATAATGAATGGATGGAAAGATGACATGTTGTTAAAAGATTTCCTGTTTCCAGAGGAATTACCATGATTCTAATGGTGCAAAAAGGATTTGTACGAATTAGCTTAGAGTTATATGAAAAAATTGAAAATCACTCATGTCTATTAGCTCTGCAAAGCAAAATTATCATACTAAAAGCAGAACCTGAGCATTGGTCACATACAATGATGCTTTTATGCCTGTCAGAACAGTTTAGGATGTTGTCACATGGTGACTTAGTTCCATTCTATGAACTTATAGTTTCTAAAAATGCTGATGAAACTTTTGATTTTAAGTTTACAGAAACCCCAGAGATATCACGGCATGCTAACAATGTAGAATACACACCACAAAAATGAAAATTATTGATCCAGGCCATCATTATGAAGCAGAAGTTCTTGATGATCCATTATTTAATAACCAAGATATTGTTTTCGTAAAAAGATTTAGAGGAAATAAGAATCACGCAGGAACAATTAATCAAGAATTAATCAGAATAATGATACACCGTATGAAAGTTCTTGATAAGGAAATATATTGGGAAGGAAATGCCCAAATCATACATCATTTACGTATGGCTTTAGTTCTTCATGAAGCAAGAGCTTTAATTCGTAAAGTTGAAAAGAAGGAACTTAATCCAGAAGAGATTAAGTTTTCTAAGAAAGATGGTCATTTTATTTGGAAAACATAATGAATCTTTTTTCCCTACCAATCCTTAAGCTGATTGCTCGGGGCCGGCCAATCAACCAAATCTTATATGACGAACAACCATATCTTGAAAGATTCTATCTCTTTACCGCTTTCAATCACATCTTCTATCTGCATCGCATGTTAGCTCCAGATGGAGACAGAGACTTGCATAATCATCCTTGGCAAAATGCACACTCAATAGTCTTACATGGTTCTTACATTGAGCGTCGTCTTGAGTTTGGCTTTCAAAAACGTAAGATTGAATACATCTCACCAGAAGTTATCAACATCATTCGGGGATACTATTTCTATCAAACAATTAACAGATACAATCATCTAAGTGAAAATTCTTGGCATACAATCATGGAGATTCATGAACCAGAAACATGGACACTGTTTTGGCATTCTATTTGGTATAGACCTTGGGGATTTCTCAGATCAACTGGTTTTCAAAAGTATAAAGAAAAGCTTGATGGAACATACTCAAGTGAGTGGTGGAAAGAGAAAGATTGCAAGAGAGGAAAGGATGTAATGCAAGGAGCTAAACTTGGGTCTCGGTGATGAAATAATGGTAACAGCTCTTGTTAAACAAGCAAAACGCAAGAATAACTTTCCGTCTGTTATTGTTAATTCTAAGAGTCTAACAAGATGGAGTCTTGCTTGGGAAAACAATCCATTCATTCTTAATACAAAGGAAACAGCCGGCCGACTTCCCAATTCTTTTATCAAGCAAAACTACAACATGCTCCCCTCAGGCAATGGTGGTGGACGACACTATATTAACTATCAACTATCACGTCATCATCAATATTACATATGGAAAGAATGGGATATAGAACCTGGTGAAATCTATTTATCAGAAAAAGAGAATGAACTTGCACGTAGTTTTCAAGATCACTATTCTGCATATGGTAATAAGCCATTAATTCTAGTTGAACCAACATTCAAAGGACATCTTCAAGGTAATAAAGATTGGGGAACTCTTAACTGGTTAAGACTAATAGAATTATTTGACAAACATATGATTATTCCAGTTCAACTTACACACTTTTTTACTAATACTAATATCACACTAGTGCAACACAAACTTAAAACAATGCGTGAGCTGCTTGCTTACATCTCTGTAGCAGATACATTCATTACAACAGAAAGTGGTTTTCATCATGCTGCTGCTGCTTTTAATATTCCTGGTGTTGTTATTTTTGGTGGCTTCATTAGTCCAAGAATTACAGGTTACAAAATGCATACAAATATCTTTCCAGAAAATGACACATTAAATAATGGCTGTGGCATGCTTATACCTTGTCAGCATTGCAAAGATATAATGGCTGCAATTACACCAGAGCAGGTATGCTACGAAACCCTAAAGATTTTAGAAAGGAAGTATGGATAGACAGATTTCGCTGCTGATTCCATCAAGGGGCCGGCCAGAACGTCTCTTGCAAATGATGGCATCTGCATTTGCAACTTCAACCAAATCTTTTACATTTTCATCTCTTCAATTCTGCATAGGTCTAGACAAAGATGATTCAGCTTATTCAACATATGAAAAATTACTTGAAGAAGCTTCTATTACACTCAACATTGCATATCATATCTCAGATAAGCAGATGTCAGCTCCAGATCATCTAAATGCAATGGCAAAAACTATTGCATCAGGTGAATTAATGTTTGCTCTTGGAGATGATGTTCTTTTCAGAACAGAAAATTGGAATAAAGAAATTAACCTATTGTGGGATAAGTGCCCAGATAATATTCTTATTGCTTATTGCAATAATGGACGTGATAGAGAGAAATGTGAGCACTTCATCTTACACAGTGATTGGATACGACAGACAATCGACATATGCCCTCCTTATTTTCGTCACTTTTGTGTTGATGGATGGGTTGAAGATATTGCAATTCGCATTAATCGTCTAACATGGCTTAAGCATGTAATAGTTGAACACATGCATTTTAAGTATGGCAAAGCACAAAATGATGATACGTACCAAGCAGTTAGACAACCAATTGGTAGTACTTCAGTCTCAGAAATAGACACAGCAATGTATAGAAAGACAGATATTGAACGTATCAAAATTGCAAACAAACTACGTGCTTACATAGATGATTGGGCTGTATACAATGACAGAGAACCACGTAGTTACTGATCTTAAAGATCCTAAGTTTCTTCAATACTATGTCAGAGAGAAATTTGCGTCAATCTCGCTTCAAATATTTGATGGTTTTAAGATCAAACATCATGGAAGTTGGTCTCCTGCTTCGCGTGGTATTGTATATTTTGGCAAAGGTTATACGCACATTGTTACTGGACTTCAGTATGGCTCTCTTGAGATTTTCAAACAGATTTACAATAACTCTCGCAACGAACCCTACTTATTCATTGATGCTGGCTATCTGCTTGCTAAGCCTCATCTTACTAATATTGACACGTGGAGACTTAGAATTGTTCCTAATGCTTATCAGATGAATTGGATATCAAAGAATCAAAATGATCTTAAATTACTTAGCTTGTGTGTTAAGGGCTTATACATCAGACCAAGACAACCAGTACATCATGGAAAATGTATCTTACTTATTCCACCTAGTTCAGAGGCCGTCGCACAAGTCTTTGGCTTAGTCAACTGGGAAAAAGAAACCTTAGAAACAATTCATAAATACACTAAGAGACAAGTCATTATAAGAAGAAAAGGTGATTCAACACCTCTTGTGTCACATCTATCTCATACTCATGCAGTAGTAAGCTACACATCTAATGTATCAACAGACGCAGTTCTTAATGGGGTGCCGGCCTTTTGCTCAAAATATGCTGCTGCTGCACCTGTTTGTCTACATCTTGAAGATCTTGATCGTATAGAAACACCATATTTTCCAAATGAAGAACTGCGTGAATCTTGGCTTATAAGCTTAGCAAACAATCAATTCTCATTAGCTGAGATAGTATCAGGTTCAGCAATGCAAGATGTAATAAGAGAGATGAGAACAAAATGAGCATTACGTTCGGTAAAGTGATGGATGCCACAGTTCCACCACAAGATTGTATAACAGCTACAGACAAAGATGGTGACAGAGTACTTTATGTTGCTGAAGTTCTCTTTAATCGAACTAAGATTTTACTATGCAGAGAAACTCCTATTACAGATAAATGGCTTAATGAAATTAGACCATATCTGAAAAAAAGATACCCTTCTGTTGATAATTGGTAAGCATAAATATATGAATATATTAGGTAAAGATATTTGGATACGTTGTCAAAAGTGTAAAAAACTTCTACATACATTTAGTTACTATACTAACATATTTATAGATTGTTATAAATGTAAACATCGAACTAAAGAGACTTTATGAAGATTACAGTACAAATAACCGGAAAATATAATAATAAAGACTTCTGTGCTGGAATGATCTTACGTAGACAAACTAACTATACAAAAGACAATGATTTTATGATAGAAGAAATTGCACCTATTCTTAAAAAGCATTTCTTTGTATCCACACCTATAACATTAGGCAATATTCGTAATAAATGCAAAAAGAACAAGTGGCTTGTGGAGATAGAGCTAAATGGCAACTAAAAAGAAAGATACCGGCATTGCACGCATTGATGCTAAAATGTCAACAGGCGCAACTGTTTCTTTTCCGATGCAGGAATCTACACGGGATATCTTGAATAAGTTGCAAGGCCGGGCCAAACCCTCAACAAGCTTTGACCCAAACAAGGCGACAACAAAAGAGTTAGAAGATAACCATTTTTCTGGTTACCGTCTTAACTCTTTTGTTAATCAGATTGAATTATGGTGCTATGGGAAAGTTCTTGTGAAACGAAATGCAGACTTAGCTGCAAAGAATCCTGGAGTTCTTGCGGAAATGCATGAAGAAGCCTTCAATACTATTGGCAGTATTGTCCAGGTTGAACTACTAACACCACAAAGGAAAAAAGAAGTACCACCTTTTCGCAAAAAGGATGTACACTAATGAGCATGGATAAGAAGGACAAAGACCTACTAAACCAAACATTTGAACCTAATGCTGATAAGATAGCACAGCAGATTAATGATGTTAAAGAACTACTTGATGGTTCTGTTGTAGAAATGTCTGATTATGATTATGAATTAGTTGAAAATCTTGTTATTCAACATGAAGAAGGAAAAGTTCTTAGTGAAAAACAGATAAATCAACTTGACCGTGTTTGGATATTACATTGCACAGAGTAAGATCAATACATATCATCTATCATACGCCTTAGCGGTGAGTCTGGCTCTAGCTTTCGTAGCATATTTGATCTGGTTCCTTCTTCAGACTTAAGCATAACTTCATTAATAGCAGAACGAAAGCCCTTTGAGGAACCTCCAAAGCGGAGATAGTCAGATGCAACCTGAGAAAGAACCTCTGAATCAAGATTATTGTTACGTAACGAAGTTGCCAGCTTGTCAACCGCTTTGCCCCTTCTGTCATGATCTAGTGCCTCATAAAACCTATTTAGGTATTGAGTATTACGAATCACCTGTTCTTCCAAAGGACGTGTGCCTAATAATCGGGCAAAAACACCTAATGGTGTCCAAACTTCTGAAGCAGGACTCATTGTATTATACTCTCTTGTTATTGAGGAGCCAGTTACAAGCTCAGACCAACGTGCAATTGGACGATTCATTGACTGCAAAGACAAAGCCTCAAACATAGATTGTACTACATTACCAGTAGCAATGCCTTCACCTGTTTTCTTAATGATGTCTGAGGCCGCCGAAAAGCCTTGCTTGATTCCATTGAAGATAGCAATTTCACCCATTGTGGAAGGAATACGTGGAGAAATATCGCCCCGTGTATAGAACGCCGGCCCAAGTGAAGAAGGCAATCCATAAAGAATTAGACGAGATGTTTGATCGTTTAATGCCCGGTAAGTTCCGGTTGTCAAATCAATATGTTGGTCGGACATTGACCCTACAACTTGCTCTGACAACAAATGATATCCGGGCCAAGAAGCCATACCGAAGATTCCGGACTGTGCAAGTGCAAGCGAAGCTAACTGTTTGAAGTTCTTATTCTCTAAGCTTCTGTAAACATGTTGTGCATATGTGAGGACGTATGTCTGATATAAGCCAATTGCAGCACCAAATGTTCCTTGAAATAATACAGGACGCTGTGCAGCATAATAATTTCCTACAACTCTATCAGCAAAACCTACTGCTGCAATCGTGGCTCCTGTATCGCCAATACCAGGATATGCCTTCTTCGCAGCAAGAAATCCTGTTGACATCGCATAAGTCCTGGTCCATTCCTCAGCCCAATCAGCAGGTTTAGAAAAGAAATCTTTAACAACCTTTGAGTTTTGCACCTTATCCAAAGCATCTAATGCTTTGTCTGTAAACTCGCGTCCTTGTGATGCAGCTTTAAGAGCACCTGTAAGCTCAGTATAAGCTCGAACAGCCTGTTTGATATGGCCGGCTTCCTCCCACTTCATTACCATTGCCTTGCCAGCATCAGAGTACATAAAGCGCATACCATCATACATTGCCTCAAGAGGCATCTTAATCATATCACCTTTAGGATTAAAAGCAGTTCCAGGTAATTTCTCCATAAGAGCAGACCAAGAAAGAATAGGAAGTGACATAACGTTAATTGCAGCTTGTGCCAATTCAAAGACTCTAAGATTCATAGTTGCAAGCATTCCATTACCTACAGATTGAATACGAGGTGCAATATTACCAGATTCAGCAACAGTTGTTGCAAGATATTCATCAAATGATTGCCAAGGAGCTGTCACACCTTTAGATTTAAGATTTTGATTTAAGTTATCAAAGAACTCTTTTGATCCAATTTTCTCATAAGCAAATGCTTTTGCTGTTGCATTGACTGCATTGGCAGCTCTGTTATACAACATATCCACAAGAGAATTGACAGCTTTAAGAGGAACAGAACTTTCAAGTTGGTCTCTTCCAAGTAAGATGTTCTTAACTGCAAGTGCAGGATCTCTTACAGATTGTTTGAAGATTCCTCTTTGTGGACTTCCTTCACTTCCACCTTGATAATATGTACTGAGTTTGTCAAGCCATGCCATTGTATCACTTAAACTTATCTCTGTGTATTTACGTGTTCCATTAAGAATCTGTTGCTCAAAACCTTGCATAATCTCATTGATAAATCTTGCATCAGATGGAATGATTGCCAATGCTGAACTTCCTGTATGGAACTGACTTACATCAGCATAAGAAATCTGAGCTTCATATTGTGTATAGTGTTTTGCAAGATTGTGATCTGAGCGCTCACCCTCTCTTACAATATCAAGTTTGCCTGAAGCAATTGAATCTGCATTAAGCTTTTTGTAAGAGTTAATAAGACTTTCAAGCTCAGTTTGATTATTGGCCGTCAAAAGACGAACATCTTGACTTCCAGAATTATCAATAACAAAAGCAAGTGCTTTGTTCACAATTGAAAGGGGTGGCACATAAAAACCAAGATCTTTAACTGGTGCAGTTCCTGTAATACGTCTTGTAAGATTATGCAATTTAAGAATTTCTGAAGAAGGTTGCCTCATTCCATCAAGAGCATCCAATACACCAGGTTGTTTAATATAGAAAATAGAACCATCAGGATTTGTGACAGGAACTTCCACTGTTTGTTTACCACTACTTTGCTTCTGAACAAAATAGCCATATCCAGTTTCGGGGTCAACACGAAGTTCACGCCAGCCCTGTAATCCCCTTAGTCTATTAATTGCAACGTTAAACTCAGCAAAAAGTTCTGGCTTATCCTTAAATGGAACAAATGTTGCAGCAAGTGGCTCAAGCAACTGTCTCTTAATCTTATCTGATACATCAATAACACGTTTTCCAAGATAAGTTAGAAGTGTTCCATCTTTTAGATTACGAACAATCTGATCAGCAGATTGTGGAATCAATGCATTTTGTGCAACACCAACATTAACAATGTTAATCTCTGCCAAATTATTGGTAAGAGAATCAAGAGCAAGTTGAACATCTTTTTCCTGAAGAATGTCTGACATTTGGCCGGCAATCTTGCTGTTGGAAAGTTGTGTCATTTGAGATACAATCTCATTATGTGCAATTCTTAATTGCCTATTATCCAAGTTTGCGAGAACATCTGCGTTTGGATTCTTATTAGGATTACCAACAGCAGCAAATAATTTGTTACGCATATTTAAGTATTTTGTATCAATATCAGATGCATTTGTATATCGTCTCCATTGTGCATTGTATTGAGCTAAATCTTGTCCTAACATAACAGCCTGAACACCATCTTTTGTGATATTAAGACGCGCAGATATTTCTTCAATTGACATAATCTTACTTGCAAGTAAGTTTTTAACTTGGCGCTGTGTCTCATCTGCATAAAATTGATAGAATTGATCAACTGTTAAGGCTTGTTCCTTAGGTGCAGTTGGAATATGAACAGCTTTGATATCAGCAGTTGATGTGGGAATATTATTAACAATTTGTGGATATGGTGCAGTAACAAGAATTTCAGCTTCTTTTAGACTTCCAGAACCAACAGTTCCAATAATGTTATCAATATGAACTCTGTAGAGATTAGATGCACGCCCAAAGCCTTGTGTCACACTGACTTTAGAGGTAAAAGATTGTACAGATGCAACACTTGTTGCAGAAGATGAGGTGCCACGGTAAAGATAAACAAATCCATCTGGATCAGCTTCTTGCCGCATAGCATTACGAAATGCTTCACCTTTTTCCCAAATTTCTTTAGCAGCTTGTATATCAGCTGGGTTAGATGTGCTTGTCTTATGAAGATACGCAGTGAAAGCAGCACGTGTTCTTGCAATACCCTTAGAAACAGACCCACTAACAGTACCATGTATCCAATCAGCAAGCATACTTGAACCAGAAGTTCCAATTCCTTGACTACGAAAATCTAATTTGGAAGACTCAACAGCTTTTGTAATATTTGTAAGATGATTTGGTTTAACAGCTTTATCTAAGAACTGTTGTTGTGCTTGATATGTGGGATAGTCAGAACGAATATTAACCTTTAAAGCAGTAATTTCATCTGGTGTTAGTTTAGAGATATAAGAGAGGTATGCATTTTGTCTTGGAAGATGATCAGGTGCAACTGTAATGTATGGTACTTCTGTAGATTTAAGAGTATCAAATCGTTTAAGTTCAACAAGAAAGTCTAGGTCTACTAAGGCCGACGATTTATCACGAAGCAAATTATCCTCAGCAAAATCCTTAACAGGCTGACTTACAACCAACTTATTCTGTGTTGATGTTTGTGATTTAATAACAGAAGCTGCATTCTTAACATCCACAGCCAAGCCAACATTACGCACCCCAGTTGTTGAGAATGTCTCTCCTGTTGCCGGCCTAATAAACACAATAGCAGGCTTTCCATCTTCAGATAAGAATGTCTTTTTTACAATTTCAATATCCTTACCTGTGAATCCTTGAGCTGCAATATCTTTAATAAGCTCATTTGCATCTTCCCAAATAAAAGCATGTTTTGAAGTTTCTTTTGTTCCTTTACTAAGATCATAAAATCTAATCTTATCAACACCAATAAGCCGTGGATTATTAAGAATTTCAAAAACAGTGTTTCGCATCTCTATGTTAATTGCTTTCTTTGTTCCAATAATTGCAGGAGCAGCACTAATAATAGCTTCTTCCATTTGAGCTGCTTCAGCTTTGCGAACAGCATCAGCTATTTCACGAGTAATACCCTTTTCACCTTGATCAAGAATAATATCACCAAGAATAGAAATATTTGCATTATGTCGTTGCACAACAGCCGCAGAGGTAAGAGAATGATCTTTTGTTGAAATAGGTTTATATCCCTTGTCAAAAAATCTTTGATTTGCTGCTTGGTTAATCGGAGCATTTAAGTCCATTAATTGACGGCGCGTAGATGGGATAGCAAATACAGTTCCTAAGACACCACCAATGCCTGCACCAATAGCAAAATTAGTTGCAGGATCTTTAAGATAATCTTCAATATAAGGATGAGCATTCATTGCCCCAACAACAGCAGCTTCAATAATAGCATTATCAACAACAGATTGCCCAATGTTAGATGCATACAATTGACGTACAAGTTGTTTATATTGAGATGTAGCAGCACCAGATTCAGCAAAGACTTTTTCAATCTCTAAGGCAAGATACTTCTGACGCTGGCCGGTAATTGCACCTTTGGCTGTCGCAAGGATTCCATTCTCAGTGTATCCAACAGCAGAAACGCCAGCCCTGGCTCTTCCAAGCAATTTGATTGCAACACCACCAGGAATAAAAGCACCTCCAATGATACTTGCAGTCTCAACAGTGTCAGTATTTTCCTTATAGAATCTTAAAGAGTCCTCATCAACACTACGAAGTATATCTTCTGTTTTAACATTCTCAGTAAAAGGCAATGAATTCCACAAGGTTGACACAACATCTGCCGCCGTAGCAGCAATAAAGTTCTTGGTTGTTCCAAGAATAGAATCAGAAGATTCAGCAGCAATATCGTATTTATCAGCGTAATCCAGGGGCATTTCTTAACTCCTGAACACGTTCATACAATGGAATATTGCTAGAAAGTTGACCACCAAGAATTGTATCTTTGATAAAGGCACGAGCTGCCATGTTACGAATGTTATTTGACATCTTAGCATAAAGTGGATCAGTGTTTGGATACAAGATTGACTTAAAGTCATTTGTGATTGTTCCTTGCAAAGCAGAATCAAGAATTGCAAGCTTTTGTTCATATGGCATTGGTTGACCATCTGGTCCCTTAATAGCCTTATCAATGATAAATGACTCAATGACTGTATTAATGTGAGCATTTCCAGATGGATTAGTTTTTGAGATACGTTCAACAATTGCCCCCAAAGGAGACTTAACATCCATTTCATTAGAACGCCATTTTTTCATATTATTATATCCAATTTCATACTGACGTTCAATATATCTTTCCATAAGATTAGCAAGTGCACCTTGTTGCAATGAAGCTTTTTCTTTTGTATCAGCAGTCATCCATTGTGTTCTAAGCTTATCAGCATCCTTTTTCGTAATTGATCCAGTGCTAATAGATGCATCAAGAAGTTTCATTGGTTCTTTTACAAATTCTTTAATCCTTTCAGTTGTAGGAGTTTGTGTCATTGATGGATCAAGACTGTTGGCGGCTTTGTCATACTCAAGCACTAATTTCAATGCATTTTCTCTAACACGCAATTCAGGATCAAGAAGTGTTGTATATATGTTATCAGGTGTTGCCATAACAACTTTAGCAATAATTGGGTCTTTTGTTGCTCTTGCAGCAATAGCACGTCTGGCTGTCAAATCATCCATATCCTTAGAACCGTAGACAAGCTTATAGTTTGCAACCATGCTTGATGTAATTGCATCTAGCTTATCATCTTCAGCCATTTGACGTTGAGCAGTTCGCATTTCCATCTTAAGAATTGCTTGTTTGGCACTAAGTACCTTAGATATTGTCAAGTCTTTCTCAATCATTGATCTCTCTAACGCCATCATCTGAATTCGTGTCTTAGAAGCAAATGATTCTGCTTGCTGTGATTGTGCAGATGCAAAGCCAAAACGTTGATTAAATGTTAAGCCACCAAATTTAGGATTAGGCACATGCTCTGCTTGTAAAGCTCTATCAAGTGCAGTTTGTGCAGCAGTATAGCCTGATTCAATAGCTGCTTGCTGACCTATAAATTGTTTTTGTTTTGTAAGTTGTGTATCTAATGTAGCAAGAGTTGCTGTAATAGCAGATGCAAGTTCATCACCTCTAAGACCTTTAAGTTTACCCATTGCAGTATCAAGATCAAATTCAACAGGGAATGACTGGCCGGCACTAGTAAGAACATTGCGAGCAGTTTGCCCAGGATCAACATTAACTCTAACTTCTTCAGGTGCATTACGTATTGTAATATGACCAGTTTCAGAAATTTCTTTGGATACCTTGCCAATAATTTCTTTAGTAACTACTTTAGTTCCAGGAGAAAGATGTGTAACAGTGTCATTGCCAGCAATACGAGCATAAACATCATTAACATCTTCTACAGCCATAATGTTAGGAGTCTGTGAGACTGTTTCGTTATTAATCATCTCAGTACTGGATCTAATTATCTTAACAGCAGCTTCCTCTGTAAGCTCAACAGAAGATTGTTGCAGTGTTTGTAGAAGAAGAGTGTTAGGATCAAATTCTTCTTGTTCTTGTGCAGGATTTTGTGCCATTATGCAAATCCATCCTGTTCATCAAGCAGGTATTGATAAGCTTGCTCTGTGTCAAAAGTTGGGACATCTTTAGCTGCTGGACTTGCCAATGCTCCAGAAGATGAGGCCATTACATTTGGTAGACCACTAGGAGCACCAGGAGCTGCTCCATCAATATTATATTGGCGTGTTGTATTGGTTTGTTGACTAGATGGTCCAACTTGTGTTTGTGCTTGTGATTGACCTGTTTGTTGACTTGAGACATTAGTATCAGTTGTTCCACTTTGAACCATACCCTTTGAGGCTTGTAAGGCTTGCAATAGCATTGCTGCCGGCGAATTGGGATCTTGTTTTGTCATTTCAACAAGCATGCTTTCTAACTGATTCCAAATTTGACCATATCCAACAGATAATTGTGCACCAAGAGCACCACCTTCAATAGCACCTCTTTCAGCAGCTTTTTCAACAGCTAATCCACGGAATGTGCTTTTAGAAGTTCCAGCACCTTCAGATGCAGCAACAATCTCTGGCATTGCTTTTTCAAGAGCATCAGAAATTGCTTTATCAATCAAGAATTGTGCATCAGAAAATGCTGCATCTTTGCTGTAATCACCTTGTTGTTTTCGCGTTCTATCAATTTCAGATTTTCTTTGTGTTTCTGTTTCTCTTTGAGATTCTGTTCCACCTCTTATAACACCGGCTTGTTGTTGTAATTGTTGACGTTCAGCAGAGCGTTTTTGATTAAAACCAACAACTTCTGATTCAGAAACACGACGTCCTGTAAGTGGATCAGTGTAAAGCCATCCATTACGTGTATAGACTGGGCTAGCATTTGGGGCTTTTGCAAACAATTCTGCTTCTGAAATTGCTGGTCTGTCAGATAACTGTTGTATAAGACTTTCAAGTGCTTGCAGAGCAGCAGGAGTTGTGTTAAGAATATTTTGAGTAGTTGTCTGTCTTTGATTTGTTTGTGTTTGTGTTGTTTGACGCTGTGTATCAGTACGACCACTTGTGCTTGTATTAGATGTTTCTAATGCAGGATATCTCTGATTATAAGATGAAGATATGGGTAAGCCAGTTATGACATCAAGCATTTCTGGGCCGGCGGCCATAGCCTCTACCTTTTCCCTTTCTTCGTGATTCGCATTTCCATTGCGGTAATGTCATAGTTTCCTTCAACAATGATGTTAAACCACCTTGCACTAAGTCCATAATTTGCAGTAACTTGTGTAGCATCTGCAAATAGTTGTGTATGGGTAATACTGGATTCCACATTCTTACCATCTAGGGAACCTTCCACTGTTACAGATCCTGACAGTGGTGTTCTATTTTGAATGCGGACTTCTTGACAATCTGTGAATCCTTTACGATACATTCCTACTTTGCCAAAGATAATACGTGAATCAGTTGGAAATTGATCAAACAAAGCAATTGATCCAGATTCAAGTAAAATTGCACACTTGGGAAGGAATGTATCATAAGGAATTGGTGCGTCACCGGCCACATTATTAACTGGAAAATAATCAAGCATTTGCTTATAGTTTTGCTTCATCTTACCCCATTTCTTATACTGTGTATCGTAAACAAAAGCACCAAGAAATGTTGAATAAATTGGTTCAATTGAACCTTCTTGAAGTAGAATTGTTCCACCAGGAATCACAACTGTTGAGGGAGGATATGTATAGGTTTCACCATCAATAGTTGTTGTTGCATCACCACAACTAAGACTATCATTGTTAGTTGGTCTACCCAATAGAAATGGTTGATTTCTCTTAGTTGGATTTAATGTACATTGATCTATGTAGTCTGCTGCTTCAGGTGTTGAATCATCAATAACAAATGCACCTAATAGAGTATAATGTCCATGTCCTTTAATCTTTGTGAAGCCAAGATTTTTAACAGTACAAACTGCATAATCATTATATACAAATTCTGGTTTACTAAATTTCTGTAATCTTGTATTATTAGCACGCCAAACTGGGGTATTTACTGTTAGTACATTATCTATCATATCAGCAGCAACTAATCCAAGTGTTACATCTGCAACAGGGTCATATGGGAAATAAGGAATTGCAATACCACCTTGATCTGAAGTAAATTGCATTCTTACTGATCTTGGATTAATAGGGTAACCAAACTCTCCTTGATTTTCATATCTAACAAATACAACAGTAGTAAAACCCAATGTAACAAGATGTGCAGCAACTGCTGCTTGTCCTGTCATAAGTAATGCCTCTGTTGCAAATGTTGGATAAGTTAAATCAGGATGACCAGGATCAGCTAAATCGTCTTTAGCCCAAGGCATTTCAACTGAATTTTCAGTATTAGTGTCTATAATTTGATTAACTTTTACACTTATTCCTCTGGTTAGACTGCGTTGTAGCCAAGCACTTTTTCTACTTGCAGATAATCCATAGTATTTATTGGATTCAGAAAAGAATGACAAATCAATAAAAGGACCAGTTATGAAAGGTGTAGTTGCTGAACTTACTGTTGCAGGTATCTCATTATCATCATAGACAACACCATCATCTTTGAATACATTGTCATGAACCTTTCTTGATATTGCAGTTTTCCAAGAATCAAAAAGTCTTTGTTCATAGAACCATGCCCAATCTTGTTTCCAATAAAAGCTATTCTCATTAGCTTCAATATGTTCAATTGGGCGTGTTCCAGGATATGCTGATACAAGAGATGGACCTTTTGTTGGAATAAAAGATTCATTTCCAGAAGTGATTTTTGGAATTCCACCTAATGTAAATCCAGTATTATCAAAATAATCAGCATTTCCAAAACCACCAACACCTGTTGCTTTGAAAGCTTCCATATCTGCAATTGGGATATTAATTGAAAGATGATCCTCAAAGATAGGAACACTTGCTGAGCTGTTTGCTTGATTATAAGCAGTAAAACCTAGAATATCAAAGATATAAATTGTATCTTGTGAACCATTAATTGTGTTGAAAACACCACATGCATTGCCATTACCAGATTCATAATCTTCAATTATTCGTGATGCAGTTTGAAAAGTAAAAACTTGCGCAGAGAATGATTCAGTTATAAAATGTGCTATGCCAACAAAGTAATATGGATTAAGAATTGGAAAGAAAAGATAACGACCATTTAGAATCTTAATGTAAACTGGCTGGCGTTTCTCCTTAAGGTAAGTAGCAACTTCTGGAATAACAAATTCAACCTTTCCATTAACAATTTCAACAACACCTTGTGTTGTGAATGCATAGTGCTTTGTGTCTGGCTCAGCAAAACAAACTTCTTCACGGTATGAGATTCCATTTGAATTGAAGATAGACTGCCCGGCCCAAATCAATGGACTATTAAGATTACGTGTCACAAGCACAATTGATTTTGTGCAATATATGATAAATCCATTGCCATGCTGTAAGACTACAACAATCTTACCAACAATGTCCTGAAAGATAGTGGAACCAGCTAGTGTTTTAGTATCAGGTGTGGCATCTGTTGGTTCACCTAATGCAGCCCAAGCTGTTGAGTTCTCTGAATCCCAAAAGCCTAGTCTACCACCAGCCTTAAAGATACCAAGTTGACCTGCCATGTTGATTGTTGATGGAACAAAACCAGTAAAGATGTAACCATTTGCCGGCCCAGCCTGATACACACTAGCATTACCTTGCCTGTATATATAGATTACGTTTTCAATAACACACTTAGACCACTGTAAATGTAATCCTGAAGCAGGAGGTGATAATGTGATAACATGTGTCCAATTACCACTAGAACTTGCACTCTTAGTCCAAATACCATCATCACAAAGTGCAACAAGAATATTCTGTAATTGATTTGTTTGAATCATGAAAAGATCATCAACCTTGCCAGTTCCTCCTGATGTAACTAATGAAGATATACCTAAGGTTGAGTTAATTCCAAAGAAACTTGAATAACCCTGAGGTGTTGGCATGAAGTTATAACCATCATAAGCAACAATAGGAATTCGTGGCTCAGGTTTATCTTCAGCCTCTGTATCATGATCAGTAGGAGGAAATGCATTGGGATCAATTGGAATATAGGAACGACGGATGTCAATAATTTTTGTTTCCTGGGCCATTCTATCCCCTTACCTTATTATCCAGCATGTCCTATTCCAGTTAATCCACCACTTTCTGGGAAAGAATCCAAATCAAGACTAGCTTTTGTTAAGAATCCAACAATTGTGTAACTTCCAGGGTCAGCAACAATGAAAAAGTCATGTTCATTTCCAGCAAAGACAAGTGTTGCATCAAATCCTGCAAGAGCATAAGCACCTGGATCTGCACTTAATAATCTATCAGCAAGAAGTGATGCCTCAAAACCAGTAATAACATAAGTTCCAGGATTTGCACTAAGCAATCTAGCAGCAAGAAGATCTGCGTCTTGACCTGTAATAGTGTAGACACCAGCATCAATAGAAAGCATACGAGCTGCAAGTAATGCTGCATCAAATCCTGTGAGATTATAAACACCAAAGTCTACACTAAGTAATCTGGCCGCCAACAATGATGCTTGAGATCCTGTTACTTCGTAAGATCCGGGATCAACAGAAAGTATAAATGCACCAGACACTGGAACATAAACAAGATCAGCAGAAAATCCTGAAATATCATAATCACCTGGATCAGCAGATATAACACGCCCAGCAACAATGGTTGCATCAAATCCAGTAACATTATAAACTCCTGGGTTTGCACTTAGCAACCTATCTGCAAGTAATGAAGCAGAAAAGCCAGTAAGAGTATAGATTCCAGTTTCTGCATTTAGCCAAAAGCCTCTATCAAGAGCTGTTATAAAGCCAGTAAGATTGTAACTACCAGGATCAGCAGATAGCATTCTATCAGAAAGCAGAGATGCAACAAATCCCGTAAGAACATATGATCCTGGATCAACAGATAAGATAAAGTTACCAGAAGCTGCTGGTTCATCTAAATCTTCATCAAACCATTTCTGGATAATTAGATCAGACATATTAGAACCATGTCTTAATATTTATTTCATTAAAGTTACCATGATATCTGGAGAATAAACGTTTAATGAAGTTAGTAAATTTGGTATTTGGTATGCTTATAACTTCTGTTATTAGTTCTGATAAGGTAGAAACTGCAAACTCAGGATCAACAAGATTACCTGTAATAACACCTGTTGCACCTTTGACAATACCAGTGACATCATAGTACTGTTTTGTCTCACCTGTACCTGTATTTGGTTCAGTAAATCCTGCTGGAGCAGCAGTAGATGTGGTGCCAGTAAAGTTCCAAACACTAAATATGAGTCCAGAATTTAATCTTTGAACAGCAAGACCAGGATGAACAGGTTCATCATTCTGTGCTGTTTCTATATCAACAACTGTGCCAATTAATGGAACTTCAGAAGTTATAAGATTACGCATGCATACAGCACGCATTTCACCCCAAGCTGCTCCTGTCCAAGTCCAAGAAACAGTTCCAGAATCACCAGAACGCCTACGCCACCACTTATCAAACTGATACTTAAATCCACCAGTATCTTGAACTCTTGGAAAACCATCAACTTGTTGCCAGTTTGCTGGAGTTGCGTTGTACACAGCTTCAGTTTCTCTATATATATCTGCAATTATAACATCATTATCTGCTAAACCAGATATATCTCCCCAGTCAAAAGTAAATGTAGTAACAGATGCACCACCACCATCAGGATCATTTGCAAAATCAACAAAAGTTGGTGATGGCATACAAGACTTTAGTTATTTTCTATCTCTACAACCACCATTTGAACAGTCCACGAAGCAGAGGTTCCACCGTTCACACTTACACCAATACCAAGATCAGCAACAGTTGAATCAAAGCCACCAGAGGTAGCTTGTGTTCCTTTAAGCAATGAAGAAAAGCCTGTAGTGGGTTGACTTGTTAGTGCACAATGTGATTGCAATACGGCAGAAGTACCAGAACCAACTGTTCTAAACACACAAGAGACTTCAAACCAGGCAACATCAGTTGCTGCTGTGCCTGCACTGAATGTGTGAGTTCCTCTACCAGTATCTGCTGTTGTTCCAGCAGTTCCAACGCGAACTGTAATGATAGGAGTTGCTGTGCCGGCGGCTGTCTTAGAAACAGAGAATCTGCACTTATACTTTGTTCCAACTTTTGGTGGTCCAATAAACTTAAGGAATGATCCAGTAAGATAAGTATCTGTCGAAAAGCCCGCACCTTGTGCTGCAACAGAGTTATTAAAAACAACTGGAGAAATTGGAGATGCATAGATACCATTATTCTTATCATAGTGTATCCAAACACCATTTTCATCCATCTTAAGAGATTCACCAGCAAGTAATGTGCAACGAGAACCTGCAATAACTACAGTATCAGTGCCATCAGTTAAATCAAAATACACAACTGTTGCTTGTGAGGCATGATTGTTAACTACACTTATATCTTTTGGCTTAAGAGTATGTCCAGAAACACCTGTCAATAAGGTTGTATTACCTGCTCCTGTTATACTAGCAAATATCTCTCTTCCAAAGCTACTTACAGCAGGAGGACTTCCATCTAAAGAATCAGCCCATGCAATAGCAACCTCAATGTCTGAAGGAGTAGCAACATTTATTCTGAGTATATCACTTGTACCTTTAAGATACATTTAACCCACCATTAAGCCACGTAGACCTAAGCTTCCTTTATCAACTGTAAGTTCAAAGTGCCGGCAAGAACATATCTTGCATACTCGAATGACACGATCTTTGTCAATCCTATGTTCAGTAAGATTCTCAGATTTCTTGCAACACTCTTTTCGGTGATCGCCAGCCTGCATACCTGCTCGTATGTTATTCATCAGAATTAGCCTTTACAGGTTCTGGTTTTACACCAAATGGCAGTTGCTTACGTTTGCATTGTATGCAACGTACAAGATTGTCTTCTCTGAGAACTAGATTTGTAGAAAGCATGCAACAAACATCAAGTTTATCATGTCTTTCAACCATACGTTTCCAAATTTCAATAAGTTTTGCGGGAGAAGTACTTTCAGAGATACCAGCAATACAAGTATCACATTGAATACGACTTACAGTAGCAGATACGTTGATTATATTAAGACCACCACCACATGGGCACTTCATTTGTTCCATGTTATCTCCTATGCAATGGTAAGGATAGTACCAGTAGTATCTGAACCATTAAATTTCACTGAGAATGTTTCACCAACTTGCAATGTAAGAGCAGAACCATAATCCCACCATCCAATAAGAGGTTTCAAAGGAGATGCATTTGTAAAGTTCATAAGAACAACATACTGAAATGCAGCCATTGCAGCAGTTACACAAGTCCACACAGCCTTAGTTCCAGTGACAGTTCCAGTACCAGCAGCCTCAGCATATGTATTCAATGTGTCAATACCATCAGCAGTATAGCCATTTCCAGCTCCTATTTCGGCAAGATCAGCTTTAACAGCATCAAGAGATGCAGAAGGTGTTGTGTTTGAGAGATACACATGTAAAGCATCAGTATTAAGATTATGCTCAGCAAGTCCTAATTGCTCAACAAAATCCTGAAACTTATTGTATGCTGCCACTAAACTACCTCCAGTTATATGCTCATGGAAGAAGCGAATACGTTAAAAGCAACTTAACAGCTCTTAACGCAGATATGCTGTCAACATTTGGTATGAAAATGTCGCCAGCAAGAAAATCTGTTGTCCAACCACTTAAAGAAGTTGATTTATTCTTAATAGCAGATGATAAATTTGGTCTAACAGAACCAACAATTGAGTCTGAAACTGTTGGTGGATAATTTATATAAGAGTTTTTCCAAATATCAATTTCAATTGAGCCACTGGTTGGGAGATCATCACACGATAACAAAGTCCAGTCTAGTAACTTGCCGGCGCGTGGAACTACAACAATTGCTGTTGGCTTAAGTCCAGAAGTAATAATGCTTGAACCATTGCCCAATAAAAATTCAATTGTCCATGTTGTTGATGGCCCGGCTGGCCCACGTGCAGCATAAACAGGCCAATAACGGGTTCGCACTTTTTATCCTAACCAATGAAATCAGGTTCTTCATAAGGCATTTCACTTTGAGCACTTCCAGTTGTCATTCCTTGATCTCTGAGTGCACCAAACTCTTGTGCCTTTTCTGGCATTCCTAAGATCTGAAGAATACTTGCAACACCATGATAGAATGCCATGCGTTGTTCATGTGGATAACCAGCAGATGCGGGAACATCCTTAAGTGATTCAATAAGCTTTTGTGGATCATCCTGTTGTTCCTCGGACTGCATCATCATTTGGTCAAGCATTAGCAATCCTTATGCACGATTAAATTGAGCTGCCTTCTTTGTATCTTGCCATGCTCTTATTCCGTTGATCCAGAGAACACCATCTGTATCAAAACGAATGGCATGCAGTTCAGTTGCTTCATTCTTATCAATTACCATGAATTGGTCTGCTGGTACTAGCACTGCATCTGCAAGATATGCAAGAGAAGCAGGAACAGAAGCAGCAGATACTCCTAATCTTACAATGCACATCTCAGTTGCATAAAGAACAAGAATCTCAATTTCTGTTGCAAGAGCAATTTCTTTATCTGTATTAGTTACATCAATTCTACCTAATCCATGAACCCTAACCACATCGAGTGGTATTGGTTCACCTTGTGGTGTTGTTAATGGATAAAGGCGTCTATCTTCTGACATTGTTTAATCTCTGAAGTTACGTTCCATTTCTCTGA